TTGTTGCCAGAGCTTCAAATGCGAGTGAATGGAACGCGTGGTTACATGTGGTTTGTTTTCACCGCAACGCTTGGACAGACCTTCTGGAAAGAAGTGGTTGAAGATAAGAAGAAGTGGCAAAAAGAGGCGCGTGTATGGCAGGTTTCTCTTTACGACTGTCAGACCTATGCAGATGGCACTGCTTCTAAGTGGACTAATGATCGCATTCAAGAAACTATTCAGCGCTGTACCAGTGATATTGAAGTGCAGCGACGTGTACTAGGTCGCTTTGTTAAGGATGAAGGGCTTTTAATCCCTACTTTTTCAAGAGAGCAGCATCTTGTACCATACTACCGCGTTCCTGATGATTGGATGGTGTATGTAGGCCTTGATTATGGATCGGGTGGTAACACGGGACACCCTTCGTCGATTGTGTTTGTGGCTATTAACCCTACCAAGACAGAGGGAAGAGTTATTCGTGCTTGGCGAGGTGATGGTGTTGTTACAACGTGCAAGGATGTCATCGATAAGTACAAGCAGATGGCTGAAGGTACACACAGGGTTGATTTTGTGTTCTACGATTGGGCTGCTCGCGACTTGTCTACATTCGCATCACAAGCAGGCTTTCCGTTTAACAAGGCGGACAAGGATCGCAAGTCAGGGATTGAGCTTATCTCCACACTGTTTAAGACCAACAGACTTTTGATTATGCACACAGGCTCAGATGATCAGTTTCGGGACAACATTCCTGATGAGTTCTTGGCTGGGTTTAAGCTAGCAGACGAGCTATCAAGCTTAGAGGTCAACTATAACAAGCGTTATGTGCGAGATGATTTGTTCGATGCCTTGCGCTACGCGATAAATGCAGCAGGCTTTGATTGGAATGTGATCAACACGCATGGTAGCAACCTAAGTGGGGAGGGACTTTTAAGTCCCAAGGTTGATAAGTTTTTGACAATAGATGAGTTGCGCTCTCAAGCAGATAGACTGCTAGCAGAAGCGATGGACTCTTCAGTTCAAGAGGAGATTCACTTTTGGCAGAGTTATATGGACTAAGTCTCAAGGAGATACTCGAATCTTGCTGTGAGAATGGAGTATCGTTTTTCAAGTCAGGTGAGCTTGTGATCCATTTTAATCGGTGGCCTGTAAGTGCTAGCAAAAATAAAGTACAATCTAGCATTGAGGGAGATGGGCTATCACAAGATGCTAGCGGTGTGACCAATGATAAGCTCGATGAGCTGCTCATGGAAGACCCTGCTGCTTACGAAGACGCCCTTGTGAGAGCCAAGACTGAATAATGAAAACAGCCGCTGATTTAGATAAGCTTTTCGCAGAAGCAGACCAATCAGATAAAAAAGAATTTTCCAAGATGCGTACAAGTTTAAAACTTGTCGCAGGTGAACACTACCATAGAGAAGGTGGAGCTTTTGCTGCCATCAGAGCTAGTCGTGAGATTAACACCGACACCAAACTAAGACTTACTAAAAACCATATCGGTAAGATGGTAAGACAACGCGCTAATCAGATTATTATTCTTGCGCCTGGTGTACACGTAAAACCTAAGCACGAGCGAGAACTTCAAGACCAGAAAGCAGCTGAGCTTTGCCAGTCTGTTTGGATGGATATTAAAGAGAAAAACGATTTTCAGTCACTTCTGGCCGAATGGGCAGATGACTTTCCTGGCATCGGAGAAGTTTGGACTAAAGTTGTTTTTAATCCTGGCAGCAGAAAAATCATGTTCGAAGATGTGTATGGTTTTAACGTATTAAGATCACCTTCTGCCAAGAACATTAAGTCATCTCCGTTCTTGATTCTAAGAAAGATGGTCAACCACAAAGACCTTCAATCTCAGTTTCCTGATGCAGCAGAAAAAATAAAAGAAACGCCCGATGAAACATTTTTAGTGTTTCAAGAGGGTGAGTACCGCATGAACAAAAAAGGCGAGACAATGCTACGAGAGTGGTATTTCAGACCTTGCGCTGAGTATCCTAACGGGTACTACTACATTCAGATCCCTGGCCTAATCTTAGATGAAGGCGAGCTGCCTGGTGGGATATTCCCACTTTTAGGCCAGAGATACGAATATATTCAGACCAAGCCACGCGGCATGGCCATGACTGATCCTTTGCGTCCGATGCAAATTGAGATCAATCGATGTGCATCTGCGATTGCCAACACTCAGATCACTTTAGGTGATGATAAGTTGATTTTGCAAAACGGAGCCAAGATGTCTGCGGGTGTTCAACTGCCCGGCATCAGAGGTATCACCGTTTCTGGTTCTGCTCCCACAGTGCTCCCTGGTAGATCAGGTGAGCAGTATGTGGATTACATGCTCTCTCAGATTAAAGAGATGTACGCTATGGAAGATCTCTCTGATGAAGATGAAATGCAGGCTAACCTTGAGCCTCACACGTTGTTATATAGAGCCGCTTCTCAGAAAAGAAAGATTGTTCGAGTTATCACTCGTTTTCAAAGCTTTTTAAAACAAGTGGCAGAAACTTCGATTGACATGGCTCGTTTGTATTACGAGGAGCAAGACTATGTGATGGCTGTTGGTAAGAGTGAACAGATTAATATCTCTGAGTTCAAGAATACCAACCCAAGAGCTATCATGATTGATATTGAGCCGCAGTCTGATGATGTTGAGACTAAGCTTGGAAGACAAATTGTTTTCACCAACATTCTTCAGTACGTTGGATCAAATCTTGATCAGGCTTCAGTTGGAAAATTAATTAAACAACTTCCATACGCAAATATTGATGAATCTTTCTCAGATCTGACTATGGATTATGAGATTGCAAACAATTTAATTTTATCCCTTGATCGTGGAGAGATGCCGCCTGTATTCCCGTTTGATAAAAACGAATACATTGTTTCGCGTCTTTCCAAGCGCATGACGGAGCCTGACTTTAGGTTCTTGCATCCATTTATCCAAGGTAACTACGAACAACAAATCCAACTTCGAATGGAAGCTGAACAGGCTAAAAAAGAAGCAGTACAAAGAGCTGCTTCTGGTTTTATTCCTGATGGCGGCGCACTTATCGGAGTGGATTATTATGTAACAGACCCCAACAACCCCGACAGAACTCGTCGAGCGCGTATCCCTTACGCAGCGGTTGATTGGTTGGTTCGAAAGCTTGAAGAACAAGGAACCTTTAAGCAACAGGCTTTGCAGATACCTGAAGAGGTCGTGGCTGAGTCTCAAATCTCTCATGAAAATATACCGCAAGCGCAAGGTGCGAATGCGGAGATAATTAACCCAGTCGTTACGGGGCCTACGTCAGGGATGATGTAGGTGCCAGCAAAATAGTTTCGACTGATGGAGGGAGAGTCGATATGTCACAAGAACAAGTAACAGAAACAACAAGTACAGATAAGGGTGCAGATGTAGTGGCTGCACCAGAGGCAGCACCTGCTGCTCCTGCTAAGTCTGATGCCGCAGTTGAAGCTGCGCAACTTACACCCGAGAACATTGCTCAGACGCAATTTCAACCTTCTTGGAAGTATACTTTTGATGGCCAAGAAAAAGAGCTTGAAGAGTTTTGGCGTCCTCTTGTGAAGGATAAAGATTCTAATCAAAAAGTTATTGAAGCTATTCAGCAGCTTGAAGCATTCCCTAAGTGGAAGCAGAAGGCGACTGAGTACGAAGAGACAGTTAAGGCTGTGGAACAGCTATCATCTTTGTTTCAAAAAGGTGATCATGAAAGAGTACTCGAGGTGCTTGGATACAAGGACGACATGTTGTTTGACCTTGTTAAGGCCAAGCTTGACAGACAAAAGCTTCCCCCAGAACAACGCGCAGAATGGGAAGCAAAAAGGCAGCTCCAAGTTCAAAACGAGAAGCTGCTTGCAGAAAATCAAAAATTTCAGATGGACGCCGAGCGGGAGCTCGCGCGTAGAACTGACTTTGAGTTGGATATGGAGCTTGGGAAAGCCGAATATAAGAAACTCAAAGACGCCTATGACGGTGCCTACGGGAGTGGGGCCTTCAAGAAAAAGGTGATGGCAACAGGTGAGGCAATGGTGGGCAGTCTGGGAAGACATGTTCCTCCTGCTGAGTTGATGCAATCGGTGGTAAGGGATTACGCACCGTTTTTGAATCAACCTTCAGCTCCAGTTGTTGAAGCGCCTAAGGTAATTCCACAGGTGAGCGGCGGGAGCGGCACACCGGGGAAAAAGGCGGTTACCAGCCTAGAAGATATTAAAAAACTTCGAAAGCAAATGTCCCAAGACGACTAACCATAATTGTAAATTTTAATCGCCATGGAGGGTATATATGGCAACAACACGCACATTTCAGGACATGCTTAAATAATTGGGCCTACTTGTCAGTAATGACAAGTGTGAACTGGGCAATATCGGTGGACGCTGAAATGCCAATACCGAGCTAAGGTGTAGTTCAACTGGAAGAAAGGCTACATCTAGTGTAACGCGTAGGAGCTGAGTGTTTAAAGCAATAACGCTCCCAAGAGTGTCCGGCATCCAGATCTGGGATGAAAATGTACGCTGAGCTTACGGGAATGGGAAAACTGTAAGAGCTACGGGATAAAAAGCCTGTAGGATAACAAGTGCAATGAGTATCTCCCTAACAGATTGCTTCGCGAGGAGTTAATCAAACGTAACTGGCTTTTGCAGAATATTGAAAAAGACAATAGCTGGGAAGGTTCTAACATTATCGTTTCCTTTAAAGGAGCAGGAGCTTCTTCTGTCAGCTTTGGTTCTTTGACTGGTTCTACTGATATTGCAGAAGACAAATACGTTCGTGGATCTATCACAGCCTACAAAGAGTTGTGGGGTTCGCTTGTATTCAACCACAGAGACCTTATCGACCACGAAGGTAAGATCCCTGAAGCTACTTTCTTGAAAGTTGTTGAAGACTCTGTTGGAGACTTCATGGACTACTTGAAAGAAGTGACTTCTATTGCTCTGACTTCTGGACCTCACTTCGCACTTGCGGAAGGCGATGGCCAAGCTGGTGGTACAATCGTAGTTAACAAGATTGACCGATTCATGATTGGTCAAAAGGTAACATTGGATGATGATGACTCATCTCCTGCTGACTACTATGTTACTGCTATCAACGTGAATACTAAAACTATCACGTTGTCTGCTTCTCGTGGTGGAGCTGCTGCCAACCTTAGCGCTTACACTGTGGCTCAGAACGCTAAGTTCTACCATCCTGGAGTTTGGGACGGTACAACTGCCACTACCTTTAACAGCTTGAGAGGATCTCTTCTATCTGCTGCCAACGGTGGTGACTCTACAATCCACGGCCAAACAAAAACGGCTTATCCCTTTTTGCAGGCTATTAACGTAGATGGATCAACAATCACTGCTTCTAACATCTTAGACAAGATCTTTGATGCTTATGTACAAGTGCAAAGCAAAGCCAAAGGCCAAGCTAACACTGTTCTTATGAGCTACAAGCACCTTGGTTCTATCTTGAAGCTTATTGAAGCAGCCAAAGGGCCTTTCAACGTCATTCCTAACAGCCAAAAGGTTTCTGAGTATGGCTACTTTGAAATCATGATTGGCAACATGACCAAGGGAATGCTTAAGATCGTAGCTATCCAAGAGATGCTTGATACTGAGATCTTCTTCCTTGACATGAAGTCTATGGTATTCCGTTCTAAAGGTTTCTTCCGTAAACGTAAGAACCCCAACGGTCTTGAGTACTTTGAAGTTCGTAACACAACTGGTTACCAATATATTATTGATACTTGTTTGTTTGGTGAGCTCGAAGTTTCTAAACCCGGTCATAACGCGGTTCTTTACGCAATCCCTAACTACTAAGAAAGAGAGGCAGACATGATTAGTTCGGATCAAGTTGATATTCTCAACAAGAAGGCGTTCGGTATGGAGCGTCTTTCTGGACAATTGGGAAATGTTATTAACTTTCAAGTCTATACATCGTCTGCTGGTGCAGGTGGTGCTGCTACTGAAGCCATGACCTTAACTGGTCTTGGTGCAAGTGACACGATCTTGGCTGTGACTCAGAAAACCAAAGGGGCAAATAGCTTGCCCCTCCTTGGTTATTCGACACAGGCAGCCAACTCGCTCACTGCAATCTGGTCAGCTAACCCCGGCGCTGGCGCTGTGATTCAGGTGTTTGTTCTTAAGGCTCCTGTCACAAGTTAGTCCTAAGATATAGCTAGCAGGCACGTTGGTGTCTGCTAGCTTTTTTGCTATCATAACTACATGGCTAACACAGAAGTTATAAAGCCAATTTCATCCCAGAGAGTCTGCTCAATAGCAGGCACAGCTATTCGTGTAGCATCCTCTAATTCAAACTCACAAAGATTTACAGATACCGCCATTGTGCAGGCTCATCCTGACAATGTGGGGAATATCTATCTTGGTGGTAGCGATGTCTCTTCGTCGAATGGACTTGTGCTTTCTCCTGGTGATGCCATGAATCTTGGACAGTTTTTAGATAAGAAACGCGGAGCTGTTTTGGACTTGTGGAACTGGTGGGTTGTTAGCTCAGCCAATAACGATCAGATCAGAGTTGTTCGCGCTGCTCAAGTTGCTGAAAGTGAGATATGAGCGGCTGGTCATTTATTAAAAAGGCCACCAACCTTACAGGTCTTGGTGTTTTTAAAACAATCTCTTGTCCAAGCGGCACTAGCCCTGTGGCAACTTCCACAACAGATGTGCTCACTCTGCTTGCTGGTACAGGGATCACCATCACAGGAGATTCTACATCAGATAGCGTGACTATCGCTGCCACAGGTGGCGGTGGTGGATCTCCTGGTGGCTCTGGGACTAATCTTCAATATAGACTGACAGCTTCTACATTTGGTGGGCTGCCTAATTCATATGTAGACGCCACCAACGCCTATTTAGGTCTCAACGTAGCAAGTCCAAGCGTTACACTTCACGTTGCTGGATCTCAGTCTACAACGCCAGCGCCTACTTCATTTTCAGTTTCACAAGTAGCAGAATTATCCAACACAGCTTCAAGCGTTTCAACTGCCGTTACCTATGGGCCAAATCCTTCCGACGGCGTTGCCACTGTTAGCGCCACTCAAAGCAATGGAGCTTATACTTATTTTGCCGACGGATCGACTAGCATTACTTACACCGTTTATGCGATTAGAGTTTTTAACTCTACTTATTATTACCGAGGTAATGCTCAACAGGCATCGTTTACAGACGACAACTCATCACAAAATTTCAAGGTGGATTTATCATGGACGGCTGTAACAGGCGTTGACGGCTACCTAATTACAGCCTCGGGCTCTGCAAATAACGGTAATCCAAATTGGTCTTTATATGTTGGGAATGTTACGTCATATTCTGATGACGGTTCTTTGTCTGGCTCTGACTCACCTAGCACTTGGGATGGCTTTGCCTATCCTTATGACGCTGGTGGAACTGCGCCGACAGCGCCCAGTGGCACCCCTGCTCTGAATAGAACAAATGTTGGGTCTGGCAATAAAGGGCCAGCAAGTGGCTTAAATTGGGTTTATTACATAGACACGGCTACCACGATAAATGGAACCATTTATTGCTCAGGCTCGCCCATTGGACCATTTAGTGCTTATGACACAAATGACGGGCAGTTTTATGATTGGGACTTATCATCTTGGACATTAGGCGGTGGGTCTGAAAACGACATTATTGTCAAACGCTCATCTGACGGTGGGTCAACTTTTGAATACTTTTTCATGGGAGGTTTATACACTTCCCTAACTGACGGAACCTACACCGACAACGCAACAGCGGCTTCAAGATGGGGCCAAACTTATGGTGGGCCTCCCTCTACAATCACAAGATATTATAAAGCCTATGGTTATGGGGTTAGTCCCACTAACAGCACACAATGGTTTTCGGCTTCATCTAATAGCTACACCGTAACGGCAAATAACGATACAAACGGCTATGTAATCGTTCACACAGTGACCCAAGGCTCACAAAACAACTCAAGAATACTTGGCGACTATTATGCAATAGGCGATTACTCGGGTCATTATGATACCTCTGCCACTGTTTTTCATGAGGGCGCATCAAACATTTGGAGCGCAGGCGCTACAGTTACGCCAACGCATTACGGCATTCAAGCTACAGGACAAACGCGCTATTGGCGTTTATATGCTCAAAAGACTAGCCCGAGCACATATTATTCAAGCTCTTATTTAAGCGGCTCATCGACGCTTCCTAATGATAGCAATTATTATACGTTTAACGTGTCTTGGACGGCAGGCACTGGCTCGTCTAATACTAAGATTTTAGAATCAACTGATGGGACAAATTACACTGCCGGAAGATTACAAGGCGGCACGTCTTTTGTCAGAGAAGCAAGTACGCCTTCTTTTTCAGATGGGACAACGGTTACTCCTAACACAATTGACGGAACGGCAATAATCGCACAAAACTCTGCGACAACGACAACAGACAGTGCGCAGCTTATTTTAAGAACAACAGCAACAGGGTCAGGTGTTACAAACTCAACAAAGCTTGAGTTTCAAGACGTATCATCAAGTGCAAGAGGCAAAATTTATAACGACACCTCTGCACAAATGAATTATTGGACATCAGCGTCCACGCATAAGTTCCATAACAGCTCGGCAGGAAATTTTGCTGATATTGGATTAACTGGCACTTATTTTAATAAAACAAATCAAAGCTCATACATATTTCAAATCAATACACAAGGCGGGGACCAAGGTTTAAAATTAAATGCCGGAAGTAATCAGCCTCAAGTTTGGATTGGATCAAACTCAAGCTTTAATACTGCGGCGTTATCAATCGTAAACGTCTCTGATTTTAAAAATCTTTACTTAAAAGCTGCAAGCGGGCAGGTTAGTAATTTAATTGAAGCCGTTGATTCATCTTCTACGGCTAAATTCAGAGTCAATTACCAAGGTTTTGTTTTTGTAGGAAATCCTTCAACAACAACTGGTAAGGTTTCTATTCAAGGATCAGACACATCCAATCCTTCTTTAACTCTTGATAGCGGTACATTAACTACCTCTCCTGTAAACGGAGCCCTTGAATATGATGGCAATTTCTATATTACAAATTCAGGAACTCGCAGAAGAATAGCTGTTGCGCCTGTAGGTGGACTCACAAGCGGGACTTTCCCGATAGCTACGACGAACGGCGCGTTGATCGACTCCACGATTACCGACAATGGCAGCAATATTAATTTTGCACGACAAGGACTTTTCCAACAAGGCCTTGCGATCTCATCAAATCAAAATTTAACCATGGGCTCTGGTGGGCAGTATCTTGGTGGCTTTCGCGTGGCGTTTACTGCTTTTTCCGGTAGTGTCTCGCTCAACTTAGCAAACCACTCACCTTGGAGCAGATACACTGGATCAGGCGGACATACAGCAACACTACCTACAGCTGCATCTATTGCGGGCACATATTACGGGATTAAGAACATGGGAACAGGCAATCTTACAATTGCCACCACAAGCTCGCAGACGATTAAAAAACTAGACAACACAACACCAACAAGCATCACATTAGTTCCGGGTGCTGCGTTCTTAGTATTATCTGATGGAACCAACTGGCAGGAGATTATTTAATGGCTTGGGTTAAAAAAATCGCACACCCTCAGAACGGAGCAATCGCTTCTTGGTGGGATTGTGTGTCTGTTAATTGGAATAAAAAAACTGCAACTTCTATATTCACTGTCGGTGGGTGGGCGAACAAAGCTGCGTATGACGCTGGGTTGGAACCTGTTTTAACATTCACATGGGAAGTGCCGTCAGGCGCTAATCCTCAGCTGAGTGCAGCAGCAGATGCGTTCTTGTCTACGTGGGCAAGACAAAAACCTGAATTCGAAGGATCTGTGCAGGTACAGGAGTAATATGAACTACACTTTCTCAGAACAAGAATTTCAATTTCTAATTAGGCTCATTGATGAGATCCCTACAAAATACGGGATCGGTATGCTTGATTTTTTAAAGACCATTGTTGCTAAGGCTCAAGAACAACAAAAACAAATCGAAGCCGGAAATGAAATGAGTCAATGAAAAGTAAAGTTGTTTTAATTTCCAAAGATCACGGAGCAAAGGTTATTACCACTTCAAATCCAGAGAGTGTGATTACTCCTGCTGGTTTTGAAAAGCTAGTTAACCCTGTCACCAAGATGGTGGACAGTCTTCCTCCTGAGCTTTGGAAATTACAAGACGGTAAATTACTGCCTGTCACAGAGGAGCATGAAGTTTCTCGCAGGATGACGAACGTGACAACGCTTCCACATATCGTGAAGTCGGTCACAAGCCATGATTACGATTTAGCAGAAGCTCTGATGATTATTCAGACTCTGAGAACCACCGAAAGCACTCTAGATGATATCTGGCATTTTTGTAATCTGATTAGCTTGTCACAAGACAGGCTTCATCAAAGACACGACAAGTATAAAAAAGTTTTCAAATATTCCATGGGGGGAATGATTATATTATGGCTAATATTAGCGGCGTTGACGCTCCTGTACTAAACGATACAGATTACGTTGATAAGATTAAAAACTCACTAAACGCAATCGATGGTCACGATCACTCATCTACAAAGGGACTACAGATCCCAACAGGAGGTATCGTTGATGGAGCCATTACAAACGCAAAAGTGTCTGCAACAGCTGACATAGATGCTGTAAAGGTTAAAGCGATATCGAATGCCAAGGTGATACAGTCTAATGCGACTACGGGCAGACTTGAGGCTTCTGCTGTTACTTCTACAGAGCTTGCGCTTTTAAGTGGTGTTACATCTCTTACTGATCCAAGTTTTGGAGTGGTAACGCTTACAGAGCAGGCCGCAACACAGTCCACACCTGCTAGTGGTAAGTCTAAGCTTTATTCTAAGATTGATAACGCCCTCTACTTTCTAGATGACAACGGCGTTGAATCTTTAGTGGGAGGCGGAGCTACAGGTTCTGCAAGCGCTGATGAGTTATTGCAAACTCAAAACGAGATTGCAGGTTACGGGCTTACAACTCGTCAACTTGATAACTCTCTTCGCTCAAGCGGTTTAGAAGTTCCTGCGCATACTTATTTTACTGGATACCTAATTGATAACTACACATCAGGCGCCAGCACGGCGACTATCGTTTGGAACCCCGTGGTTCTTAACGACTCAGATAAGAACTATGATGCCACTACCAACTGGACTGCTGTTGGAGCAGGAGCAACGCTTGCTACCAACGCTACAGCTCCCAAGGTTGGATCAAATAAATTAACTTTCGATAAAAACGGCACAGCTACAACTGCTGGGATTAGATATGATCGCGGATCTCAGAACTTGGCGGTTGGTGCTAACTATAGATTGTGGGCGTGGATTAACTTGCCTTCAACTACCAACTTAACCAACGTCTATATTCGTGGTTATGCAGACACAACCAGTAACTATAGAGAGTGGACTAAGACAACAAACTACGCAGGTACAGCTCTTAGTACTGGATGGAACTTAATCTTAGTTGACTTATCAGACACTACTGGATCTACAACAGGTGGAACAGGTTGGACTTACACCACACTTGCTAGATATTTTGAGATTGGTGTGACAGCTTCCTCAGCGGCTCAGACGTACACTGCTATTGCTTTTGATGGAATGTTTTTCTCCCAAGGTGATATCACCACGTGGGGGCCTAAGGGATTGCAGTTCACAGGATACGATACTTCAAATAAAAATGATTTCACAATTGATGCAGCTTCACCCTTTGCAGATGGAGTAGTAACTCTTGCTTCTACTGTAGCTCAAAACTACACAGCTGGTATTTCTAACGCCAATGCTTGTTTTATCAAGCGATCCACTACTAGCTGGTCTCAAGCTGGCCTTATTGGATTTGATACTTCCTTAACATCGGGAACTATCGCGACAGAAGAAGAAGTCAGACTTACTCGCATCCTAAGAGAGAGTTTATCTGGTAACTATAAATTTTACGCAGACATGTACACTCCTCAAATCTATAAAGTCACAACCGTTGGCGGATCAACCATCGGCGTGGCCGATTCAGAAGTTCACACAGCTAACCTAAAAAACGGTGACCAGATTCACATCTTCACCACACGCTACTCAGCAGGCGATCCATATTTCACATTGCTTGCTACACGCTCAATGACTGCTGACTCTACGGCTTCTAGCGGTACAACTACTCTAACAGTGAATACCACTGGGATTAACGTAGGTGATTATGTTGTGAAGCAACATCTAACAGCAAGCTCAAGCGTTGTAGCTGTGAGCGCGAGTGAAAGTTTCTCAACCCTTAATTACGACACGACTCCTAACGGAGCTCAGCTTATTGGGTCTCGAAGCTATCCTGCTCCCAATAACATTTATGCCCATTGGACTCTCGGAGGTCCAAGCAATACTTTGGCTCAAAAAGATCAAACCGGAAATAGTCGAGATTTAACTGCAATAGGAAACCCTAACAGACAAGATACTTTCAAGAGCGGAAAATATGCACTTAGCGGACTAACATCATCAAATTACCTTAGAACTTCGGCTTCGACCATTGGACCAATTGACGGGGTAAGTGAAACCGTTTGGATTTCTCTGTGGTTTTATTTCGACGCTTCAAACGCATCCGAAAGAACAATGCTTGCGGCAAGAAGATACGACGGAGCGGCCTTTTTTGGCTGGCATTTCACAGTAGTCGGTAGCACCTCTACCTGTGGACTTGCTTTCTTTAATAATACTGGGTCGCCTACCGGTAACTTGACAAGCGGAACCCTGACAAACGGCACATGGAACCATGCTTTCATGAAGATAAACACCGGTGCCGGTCAATTGTGGATAAACGGCTCTTCTGTCGGAACAACAAGTGGAAGCATTGGGTCTCCTCCGTCAACTTTCCCGCTTTATATCGGTGCAGTTTCAAACGACACAGGGGGAACAATAGATGCGACAATGGCATCAGGGGCAACGAATATAAAAATTGCCGACGTTATGATTTGGAGAGACGGAACGCTCACACAAGCCGACGTGAACTATCTTTACAATGGAGGCATTCCTCAATTCTTCGGATATCAGCCAGCCGTTGTTAGAAACGAATACAAAGTAACAGGTGTTTCTGGTCAAAGACTGTCTGCCAAATTTAAACTCAACAGAACAACCACTGGCGTTGCGCCGTCGTTCTTAAACGTAGGAGGGATTAAAATTGGCTAAGTGGATTGCTTTGTTATTTCTTGCATCATGCACATCGAAAGTGATTGTGCGTGATTGCCGAGAGCTTCGTCAAAATTACTACGAGTGTGAACAACCATGAAGACCTCACGGTTGCTTCCATTCATACTCGTAGGTGTACCGCTACAGTTGGTGGTTTATATGTGTTATCCACTGACTGTAGCGGCGTTTTACCTTATACGGAAGCGACAGTTCACAGGGCAGTTGCCACAGGTTGTGACTTCGAAAGCAGAAGCCATCAACGTCGATGAAGATGAGCTTAAGAAAAAAGGTTGTTACTTAAATGACAACGACTCTCATGGAGCCCTTGTGCATGGATGGTTCTGGGGGATGCTACCTAAGTATGCTGTAGAAGGGTTAACATCTCTTGTAAGACAAGATGGTGGTATGAAAAGGTGGGGCGATAAAGATCACGACTTGCCTGTATCAGGCGACTGTCTTGTGGCTTGGTGTTGGGCGTATGTCGCTTCTGGTATGCATAACCCTAAACTTGTGGAGAGAATTGCTATCCACTTTTTATCTAACGGCTTTTGCTTAACTCACACCAATAATCTTGTGACAGCAAGAGGAGCTTGTGGTGGTGTTGGCTTGGCGTTTGATGGGTGGAAGGGGTTATCTCAACCATGCTTTGGACCTCAATACTACACTGGAGCAAGCATCCTAGCTCTTGCCTCAAGAGAGTGCGGCGGTAAGTGGCAATACATCTACTGGCTTCACTGGCTGCTGATGGGTGGGTGGCTGTGGTGGATTCAACCCGTTATCCACCCTAGACATGATCCTTTGTACTACACTCACGACATCTCAATGCGCGCCCTATGGGTCATCTCCCGTGTTCGAGGGATCACGTTTGCCAAGGCGTTTGCGATGCGACAAATTATGCGTCTTACCCATGAGATGAATCCTTTCTTTTATGCACACGCAGTAAATGCTGGTGCCACATGGGGTAAGGAAAAAGAGTGTGAGGAAAGACTGCTAGCATTTTCGTCAGGCGTATTTGGCTTTATGCCTCAACGTAATCCTGATGATGTTAACTATTTTGACAACTCTAGATCTCCCCGACATAAATCGGTGACTGCTTTTGCTTTAAAGCTACTTTGGGATGTAAAATAGTAGTTATGGAAATGCGGGCAATAACGGAAAAAACTCAAGTACCGTTAAGCCTGATTGTCACTCTAGTAACATTCATATGTGGCGCAACATGGTGGGCTGCTTCTATGCAAACAAGAGTTTCAAGAAATGAAGAAGCCACTCAGGAAATCGTTAAAGAACTTAAGCTCGCCAATGACACACTCATCGAACTTAAGGTCATTTTAAAACAGGACAGTCGTCGATAGATGCTAGCACTTATTGTATACTCTTAAGTGGAGGGTACAAACATGCTAGATATCATTAATAAGCTTTTAGCAGGAGACACTTTTAAATACATCGTGGTGGCGCTTATCGTCGTCAACGCTGCATTGTCTGCTGTTAGTTCTGCGCTCGAGGTTGTTGGTAAATCCGACAAAACTCCCGCTTGGATTAAGTCTGTCAGTGAAGTTTTAAAGAAGATTGTAGATTTCCTATCTGCCAACATTAAACACTAATCTATGACATGGCTTGGCCTGATTTATTCCATAATCAAAGCAATACCTGTAATAGATCAGGCCGTTCGTTCCTTACTTAAATTTTACGCAGAACAAGAAAAACAGTGGTTCTACCAAGAGATTACAAAGTCGATGCTTGATGCAGTCGGCGGTGATCAAAGAAAACTTGAAGAAGCTATTAATTCATCTAGAGCTGGAAAGCCTAGCGGGCACTCGGGGACAAGATGGCGCGATCAGTAATTGCCTTATTGCTACTGGCCTCATGTATTTCAAGAAGAGATATTGATGCTGTTGTATGGGTCCACGATCAAGTGCCTTCTGAGATTTGTAGACGGGAGCCTAAACTTGAAGACCTTGGTGTGTATCGAAAAGTTAATTGTACGCCTCAACTTGTTGAGGTCGGGATTTGTAAGCCTAATCAAAGAACAAAAGTCGAATTCGTTTCCCTATGCCAATCTGAGATCAAGCAATATCTCTCGATAGAGAAAAGAGAGCTTGAAGAAATCTTAAAGAAAGCTGGCGTGAAATGAGCGTTCTTACAGTTAAAAACTGGTTTGGAAGTCTGACTGATTTTTATATCGGAGAAGACCCAACATCATATCAGCAAGCCGACAACTTAGATGTTGATGACTTCGGTAAATTAAATTCTCGTCGTGGCACAACGCTAGACTTCACAACATCAATGGCTAGAGCTCGTGTACCTGCTTCTGTGAGTACTCGAAGGATCGGTCTTATGGTCCCACAGAAGACTGGCACAAACGGTGATTTCACTATCGTTAAGCAAGTAGGAGAAAAACTACACTACGATAACGGCACGACGATGAATGAGCTTGTAGGGCCTTCTTCTGCTTCTGCGTTTGCGCTCAGTTCACCTATAACTTCAGAGACTGTGTTCTCATATGCTGATTGGAATAATCATTCATTTGTGACACATGAATCGCCATTTCAAAAGCCTGTGATGATTTATAATGATAGTGGCGGCTCGCTCCGACTAAGGACCGCAGGTCTCCCTATTGCAGCTAACACGTTTACTGCTACAGGTGGGAGCGGCGCCAACTACGTTTATGCGCTCGTATACAAATATAGCTATACTGTCGGCTCTATCAGCTATGTTATGCGTTCTGCTCCTCAACTTAAAGAATTCACAAACATTGGAACCGCTACACCATCTAGTTCACCTGCCGTTACTGTTGGTTCTATCCCTGTTTTAGCAAATGCTAACGGAGAACATTATGACACCACGACGATCAAGGTCGAGGTTTACAGGACCACAAACAACGGAGCCGTTTTATATTACGTTGGTGAAGTTACTAACGGTACTACTTCTCTTGCTGATACTGTTACTGACAACACTCTAATAAACAACGAAGCTCTTTATACGATGGATGGGTCTGTGGATAACGACAGACCTCCCAAGTGTAAATACCTTCACGGCACAAGTGATTTTGTATACTACGCGCACGCTTATGAAGTGGGCGCAGATGGTTCTGATCTACAACTTCAACCTCAACGTCTTTATCAATCCAAGAGAGGTAATCCCAACGCTGTACCTGGCTCATTCTATGTAGATATGGAAGAGCCTATTGTTGGAGTTAGTTCTATTAGATCGATCCCTATTGTTTTTTGTCAAAACTCAATTTACCGCATTGACGGCTTTTACGATGATCTCGGTCGAGGCGGCATGGTTGCCAAGAAGATCTCTGATCGAGTCGGATGCTCGGGGCATCTTTCTATTGTGCAATCTTTGGAAGGATTATTCTTTGCTGGTAATGATGACTTTTACTTCACTGATGGATACCAAGTCGAAGGAACATCGGGAAGAAAACAAAAAATCAAAACAACATACAGAAGCTTGGTTGACACTACTCTTAAGCGAAAGCGAATTTGTGGGGCTTTTGATGTATCAGAAAACAAAGTTCTTTGGGCTTGCTATAATCCAAAAGAAACAACTTCTGATAACGCACGAATCTTTGCCTTAGATGTACCATCTAAAGCTATCACAACATACTCTTCAGGATACGATGGAGATCCAGCCACATACTCTGGTACAGCCAACACAAGCGGTACTGTTGTAACTGTTGCGGATACAACAGGTATGGCCAAAGGGCATCGCGTGATCTTCACAGGATCAGCGGCCTCTGCATCCATCACCGCGTATATTGTGTCAGTTGATTCTAATACGCAGATCACAATTTCAGAGAACGTAGGTTCTATGAGTGGTGTGAGTATTGAGGTGGTGGAGCAATCAAGAACGGCTCATTTTTTTGCCAACTTTAGACCATCCTCTTTACTGTATGCCAATGACAAGATGTGGATGGGTAATCAGCTTGGCTTTACTGTTTACATGAACAGAGATCAGACATCTGATCCATGGTTTAACCCTGGAGCAAGTAGTCCTGCTTCTATGAGTCCTTCTGCTGTTTATTTTAACTACGATTCAACAGCGATGGATCTTGGAACATCTGAGCAGATTAAGTGGGTCAACTACATCATTATTAAAGCAAGACCCAGCCCGAATCTTTCCACCAACCTATCTCTTGATCTTAATTTTGAGAATGATGATGATGGCAATGAGTACGACCTAGAGTCGGTATCGTTTGCAGGATATGTGCGTTGGGGCTCTCTTGTGTATGGTGATCCCAAGCTATGGGAGCGCATCAGATCTCTTATCAACGTGAAAAGACGCTTCCCTGCTACACACCTTCGCTGCTCATACAAGCAGCTTGGTATCACCATGGGTTATGTGACTGTGTATCAATCTGGCACTCAAAGCACTGTGGCTGTCAGCGCTGGTCCTAACGCAGTTTCAAAGACCATCACTCTTACGGGTGATAACTGGAACACAGACATTGAAAATCTGTATCTTTCTCTTGAGACAGATACCTATACAGCCGACTACAAGATCGTAAAACAAAACTCTGTTACAGAGTGCATCGTCTTAGATGTTAACAACGCACTACCTATTCAGTCCGGTAAAAAATGGATCATGCGTGGATATCCTAAGAATGTACTTCTCAATCTTATAGAGTACAGCCTTGTGTATGAAGTGATTGGTCCTAACCAGTTGCCTTACCAAGGAGAAAACGCGGTATCACAATGACGGTCCTAGTAAGAAGACCTCTTATCGATCAGATCGAGGATGCTGCCACAAGAGAATCACTTCAGTGGATGTATGATTTTGTGACAACAGAGGCAACTCTTATAAGTAACTTCAGACATTTTTCACTTGAGTTTAATAAAGCAGAGACTGCTCTTAAGATCCCTCATGGGCTTAACTTTGCTCCAATTGATATTATTCAGACATACAAGACAGGCGCTGGCGCTATCACTTTTGTATATGAAAAGTTCGATACGACCAATCTAGTCATTACAACCACAGGGGCATGTGTGGTAAGATTTTTTGCGGGGAGATACCAAGTGTTATGAGCACCAAAACATACGGGACAATTAAAACTTTTGTTCAATCAAAGTTAGATCTCCAAGAAGAAAACTTTATCACTGCTTCAGAGCTACTCACATATTGTGAGGAAGCTGTGAACTTTTGCGAAGGTGAAATTCACAAACTCAATATTGAAGACCAATACTTTGTTGCGTGTACAAATATCAGGATGGTGGCAGGACAAAAGTTCTACGCGCTACCAACTAACATGTATGCCAACAAGATCTTGCGCGTTGTCTATACTAATGGGACTAATGTATACGATGTGAAACGCATGACTCGTCGTCAGCGCTTTGAAGATAAAGAAATTACCGACACAACTGATGGAAGTACAAACTACTATCGATACATGTTGGTCAACAATGATCCTAATGTTGGTACTCAGCTTGAGCTCTCGCCTCGTGCTGCTGAAACAAGTTCTCAGATTACAACTACAGGTAGCACAACAAGCGGGTCTAAGATCATATCAAGCCTAGCTTCAACTTCTGGTATTGTTGCTGGTCATTTTATTTCAGGCACAGGCATTCCAACAGGAGCGCGTGTTGAGTCTGTTGATTCTTCAACTCAGATCACAATCTCTGCCGCTGCGTCTGCAACAGGTGTGGGAGTGACTCTCACAGTAGCAGAACCTCGACTTGTGGTGTGGTTTATCAGACGAGCCAATGTACCTGCTGCTAGCTCTGATATCGTAGACTTTCCTGAGTTCTGGAACTTCATTGCTCAGCACATGATTGTTGAGTGTTTAGCTAAAGAGCTAGGCAATCCTAGACTGCCAAGAGAGCAAGAAAAGCTAAAAGAACTCAGAGCTCAAGTACTCGAGACATTATCTAACATGGTCCCTGATCAAGAAGACAAGATCGAGACTGATGTTAGTTCGTATATAGATCAGAATTTAGAAGGATTTAATCAGTATGGGTTTTAAGTCTATTGTTAAAAAAGGAGTAGATCCACTTAATCTATCAGGCCGTGGGCAGAATATGCTCTTTGGTGATCAAGCAGGACAAGCCGCAGAAGCTGCAAGACTTACTGAGCAGCTGAAGGCTCAGCAAGATAAAGCTAGAGCAGATCTGATGGGAGTGCTTAATCAGCGCCCTGAATACAAATCTATTTTGGGTGGTGATTTCCAAAAAGAACGTGACTACGCGTTCGGTAATGAAAGCTCTCCCGGCTTCTTGCTACAAAGACAAAGAGAAGATCAGAACCTGCAAGACGCTCTGCAAGCTCAGACTCAAACAGGACTTGGACAAACTGCAAACGCATACTCTCAACTTGCTATGAACGGTGGGTTATCGAGTGGTGCTCGTGAGCGTATCGCTCAACAAAGCGCCAACCAAGGTATTCTTGCTCGTCAGCAGCTTAGAGGTCAAAACGCTAGAAACCTAATGGATCTTGGTATCAACGAAGAAGGACAACGGCTGCAATCACGAGCAGGAGTTCTTCAAGCACAGATGCAAGATGCAACAAACTCAAACAACTTCGCACAAGAATCTTGGAAGACAAGAGCCAACACTCTGGCAGGCTTGTCTCAAGCAGAGAGTCAGCAGTCAGCTGCTCTTGCTAACAGAGCTAAAGATAACGGCATGTGTTGCTTTATCTTTCTTGAAGCAAGATATGGTGATGGCACTATGGATGCTGTTGTTAGAAAATATCGAGATGAGTTTGTTACAGCTCGCAATAAGCGCGGGTACTACAAGCTCGCTGAAGTGATTGTTCCTATGATGAGAAAGAGCCGCACCATCAAGGCTCTTGTTAGATTAACTATGACAGACCCTTTGGTGAGCTACGGTAAGTGGCACTACACTAAGATGGGATTTGGTTGGATCTTTAAACCAGTCAAAGATTTCTGGCTTAGAACTTTTGATTTCCTAGGACAAGACACACAATTTGTAAGAGAAAACGGGGAGGTTGTATAAAATGTTACCTTTAATTCTAGCCCTTGGTGGCGCTGCACTTTCAGCCAAGCAAGCACAAGATGAAAAGAAAGACGCTCGTAGAATGGGCGATATGGATGCTCTAATCCAATCCGGCAAGACTGCATATTCTGGTTTCACGGGTGGTCCTCAAGGCGAACTAAAAGCGATGGCTTCTGGTCCATCTGTGATGGGTAATGCTCTAGCAGGCGGTGTGGCTGGGTACTCTCAAGGGCAGGCGTTTGATATGGCTGATGCACAAAGAAATGCCTACGCCGCGCTACTGGCAGGTCAAAAACAAAATCCTCAAGCAAGAGTGATCCCAAATAACGCATACTCTGTCGGGAGATAATTATGGATCAAGCACAACTCATAGAGCAAATGCTCAAAGCAGCAGAGATGCAAAGACAGCAAAGACAGGCTCGTCTTGAGGAAGCGCTTGCACAAAGAGCTCCTCAACCAGGAGGAGTGAATCTTACTCCTCTTGCAGCGTTAGCTGATTCTATGGCTGGAACAAAAATAGCAGGTGGAGTGCAAGCACAAGCAAACGATGCGCAAGCTTATAACAAGCGCTCTGATGAACTGCTTGATCAACTTAATTCTTTAAGAGCCGAGAAAGGCAACATCCCTTTGAATTTGTTGCAAGACAAGAATAAGCAAGATGCTATCGGTGAACGATTTGATACAGCTCAAGAGTCCTCTATGTTTAAGGAAGTTAAAAGAGACTTTGACAACATCAGAAAACCTTTGGATGAGATTGATCAACAATTTAACGGCATCGAATCTGCCTTAACCTCAGGTGACTATGAACGTATCAAAGGCCAACTCTCAAACTTCGCTCGAGCTGTAAACAAAGAAAAAGGTGTTCTAACAGACAACGATGTGGGTCGTACCTATATTGATACTGTTGGCAACATCTACGACAAGTTCGCTTCTCGTTTTGAAAAAGGCCAAAAGGTTAATCCTGCTGACGTAAGACAGCTGGCCGATGCGCTTAAGGAAGCACGAGCTAAGACAGCAGAAGTGGCCGCTGTTAAACACCAAGACGTTGTAGACACATATCAGTCAAATCCATTCGGAGCCACTGTGCTTCGTAAAATGGGAGATAAAGGTCTAGTCGGCGGTACAGAAAAACGTATTCAACAAATCGGTAGCTCACCTAAGATGGGTGAGTGGTATCAACAGAATTTCCAACAAGCAGGCTCTAGTGGAGCTCCTGCTGTAGATCCTAAAAAACGCCTTGAAGAGCTTAGAGCAAAAGCTGCCAAAGGAGCATAATGGCTGGGTTAACCAAAGCAGAACAAGAAGAGCTAGCAAGACTTGAGGCACTCGATGCCAAAGGTCAACTAGCACCCGCTGCCCCTCAAGGACTCACTGAAACTGAGAGGCAAGAACTTGCGCAGCTAGAAAGTCAGTACGCTGAGAAACCTGTTGGTGTGAAAGATGTAGCGCTGGGTGGACTTGATCTACTTGGCCGCGCTCTTGATCTGCCAGGTGGTCTTCTTCGAGTGGGAGCAGGTAAAGCTGCCGAGCTTGCCACAGGTAACGATAACATCGTCACCAAAGAAGATCTCTACAACGCGCTAGTGGGACGAGCTCCCACAACAGCTAAGATGATGGAGCGAGGTGGAGTAGGTGAGATGGGCTCAGTTGAGCTGCCACTGCTTGGTCGAGTCACTGGACGTGGCGCCCTAGGTTTTGCAGGCGATGTCGCATCAGGAGTGGGAGCTGGTATGGGCCTTGGCGCTCTCGCAGGTGGTGAAGGCATCCTTGCTGGGACTGCTCGTGCGCTTAACGCCCCCAACGAAGTAGTCGGCCAAGCAATGAATGCTGCTGGCCAGGGTATGTATCGTGGCGCTTACAAGAACCTTGATCGCGCTGCTGAGTTGATGGGTAAAGGCAAGACCGCTGTATCTGATGTACTCCGCAAGAACAAGTGGTGGGGAGGATCTCAGGCCACAGAAGATTTCACTCGTGAGCTAAGTGATCGCTTGTCAAAACAAGTAGAAGACAAGATCGCGCAAAACTCTATTGAAGGCGGCACTGTTGATGTGGTTGGCAAGATGCAACTGATGAAGCAAGAAGCCGAGAAGATGCTTGCCGAGCAACACACTCCTGAAGTTCATGCTCAACTTAAGAGCTATATCGGTAAGCTTGATAACATCATAGGACAAGGCCAAGTGCCAGGTGTGCCTGTGATGCCACAACAGCTTGCGCCAGGTGTGACTTTCAATGAAGGTAAATACATGGCAACAGAGGTAGAGCCAACAACAGGGCTACTTCTTAAGCCTAAGCCTATTGCTAAATCCAATGCACTCATCGATGAAGTAACTCCCGCAATGGAGAGACCCTTCTCAACTCAATCGGCAAACAACATCAAGCAAGAACTCTACAACGACATCGGTGGAGAGCAGTACGGTCTGCTCTCAAAATCACCTGTTGGTAAGAGGCTGATGAAGAGCGCTGTGAGATCCGTTAAAGAAGGTATCGAGCAGCAAGTGCCCGAGGTGGCAGGTCTTAATCAAGACCTAGGCGCTCTCTTGTCTGCTAAGAAAAAAATCGCTCAAGAAGCAACAAGTGCCATCAGACAAAACGCTGGTACAACTGTGGGCTTTATGTCCATGAGAGATCCCGCTCTAGCAGCACTTAAACATCTAGGTGATCTATCTAAGATGACAGCTGCAAGATCTGGTGGAGGTCTTCTCTTGCAAAATCCCGCTGTGCAATCTGCAACCGAGCAAGCTCTTATTGAAGCTTCTGGTCGAGGTAATGCAGATGATAATCTCTCGCAAGTAATAGAAAGGATCAAACAAAAGTATGGAACAAGCAACAAGTAAACCTGAAGAGAAAGACTACGAGCTCGAGTGTCTTGTGCGATCAATCAAAGAAGTTGAGATGGCTAAAAAGCAAAAGCCTGAAAAGTACAAGAAAGCCCTCGGTATCATCAAAGGAGAAGTACAAGTAATTTCTTCTATTGCTGATCTAAAGAAAGTCAAAGCCGCAAAAGATATGGCAATGCTTGATGAAGAAGAGTCAGACGATGGAGAAGAAGAGTAGGATCACTTCAAGTAAGCAACGCTTCTTGAAAGTATCTCTACGATAATCTCTTCTAAATCCTTACACCATCGAGGGTGTTGTCTTACACCGCCCTCGATAATCTCAGCGTGAAAGCGTTCGTGATAATAAGTCTCAAGCCAATTGGGATCTTCAACATTAATATACATTGTCTTAGTGCTCCAATCATAAGCACCAACAGCCGCATCTCCATCAACAATTAAATCCTTCACATACACAATAGGGACTTTGTATCTATTGATCTGTACCCATGTGCCTAGCTTTTGCCGGATCTTGGCTGACTCTTTGGCGGTAGCTTTTTTGTAAGTATTTTGGTTATCCCCAGGAGCATTTTCTTTAAGTGACATTGAAGCTCTCCCCAATCAAAGTCAGACTTAACTTGATTACACCTTTTACAGCATGGTGCCACATTCCCTAGTATATAACCCATTTGGTTATTAACCCTGTCAATACCGTGAGAATGTGTGGGTTTGACACCACAGATATAACAAGGCTGTGATGTCAAAAAAGAAAACTCCTCTAGCGCAATATCAAAAACTATTTTACGCCTTTTTGAGCTTTGCCTGTATTCTTTGTATCTTCTTGCTTGAGAACGCACTCAATATATTCTGCCGCTTCAATGCACCATCTGGCAAGTCGGCGCAAGTCACGCGCTGTGTACTGATCTTGGTACACGTAGGCAGTGTCAAGCACTCCATCACGCAACCAGCACTGTGGTCTTCCAGTCCCTTCATGGTGAACAAAATCGTTAGGTAGTTTCATCTGACTCTCCTTCAATGTGGACGGTAACAACAACTTGAGATGGCTTGCGGTGAGCTTCAAGGTCGACTCCTGAGAGTTCTCTGATGCTCTTATAGTCAACCGCGCCCTTTCTAAGCGTTCGCGATACCTTGATACCCGCTCCCTTAACAGCAGGGATATCGGGTGTAACAAAACAAGACAGGCTCTTGCGCTCTTTCTCCAAAAGCAACTCAAGCTCTGCAATCTGTCCCTTAATCCGTTTAAACTCCTTAGCCGCTCTAACATACTCCTCCAAATCACAAGCCACATAATCCTTGGTAGAAAGCGCAGGTGCCATATCACGCACAACGTGTACTTCCCACCATCTCTCAGCTGTGGTCTTAAGGATCTTGTGCTCTTCGATATCAGGGAGCACTTCGATCTCAACCATGTCTTCATCTTCGGGTCTGTAGCTGACAAACAAACACTTATCAGCTCCTGAGATCATGAGGTTCCACTGGCACTGAAGACGATAGTGCTCAGGGATCACACCAGGCTCTCCTGATGGACCAGGACGAGCCGCTTCATGTGCCTTCGCTCCCATACACTTAATCTCTAAGATCCAGTTGCGATCAAGAGAGTATCCATCATCGTTACAACGACACACTTCACCAAGCTCCCAACTCTTAGGCGAGAACATGGTCATGTACTTGCGCTCAAGAAGAAGTCTACACGCCTTCTCTCCTATGATACCTCGCTGCACATGAGGTAGAGCTGAGATGTTGTCGGGCGCCTTGCGAGCTGTCTTCTCAAGCCATAGCGAGTAGGCTGTGCGATAGGGGCTCTTGCCCATGATGATAGCGATCTCTGAGCCGCCGATTCCAAGCTTGCGTTTTTGTATCCACGCTTCAGTCACGCCAGAGGTATTTTCATTTTTAACTTCCCAATAATTCATGCGAATCTCCCATTCTTATCCCTTTGTCTTGCTCTTCGATTTTTGCACTGTTCACTTGGAGTTGCCCACCTGCAATTTTCCTTAGAATAAGGTCCATTGTTATCAATTCGATCAAGTGTTTTCCCTTGTGGGGGATCTCCCATATCTTTGTAAAAAATTTTAAATTCGTGCCACTCGTCAGCCACAAAAATTCCACGGCCACCATAGTTTGAATAATCTTTGTTTTTTTTGCGATAACAACGCTGAATCATAGATGACCACTTACTGTAAATCCGTGTTCCTTTTTTGCCGTGTTTAAACATAGGATTTTTATCGCCTGTACCTTTAAATCTAACGACTATTAAGCACCCACAGGATTTAGCAACGCTTTGTATTAGAGAGCTAAATTCATTTCCACAATACCCACACGATAACTTTACGACGGCACGAGTGCGTTTTTGTTGAGGATAATATTCTCGAAAAAAACCAAGCGGTATATGTGGATGAAATCTATTCTCTGAGCGCGAGTCTGAGCTCATCTAAACTCCTAACAACGATATAGCGACCGCCATGTCTGGTGATAGCCGCTTGAAATTTCTTCTGATGATCCGACTGTACGCCTCGCGCTGCCTTGAACTCGATAAACAGTACCTGTCCGTTCTTGATAGCAATCGCATCCGATATACCTCGCACAGCGAACGGGCTAGACGACTTCCTGTACGAGCCTGCTTGCTCATCATAGGTGCCTTGGTTCTTGGTGATGTAGGCGTAGTAGCCGTTGGCGTTAAGCCATCTAAGACACTCATCTTGAACCTTCCCCTCTGGAGTCACCCCTTAAGTCTAGTAACGCTTGCTCGGGAGCATAATCCGCGTCGTGTTGAATAGGTTGTAATCCTGAGACCTCTATCACCTTGCCGTCTGCCACAAGCACTGCCTTGGGCATGAAGCGAAAATCCTGTGATAAAGCCATCCGTGTTAAGTCTTCTCCTTGGCAGCCCATATCCTTCATGCGCTTGTAGAGTCTTCGATAAGCGCCCATGCGTCTCTTGTCAGATCTGCCACGAGTAAACGGTGGGACTGTGAGCTCTTCTGTGATGCTGTGGTTGTATGTGAACAGCACATGATGTGAGAGCTTCTCCATATCAAGCTTCCACTTCATCGCTGTGTGTGTGATGGCAACCGCTTCAACACGCGAGTACATGCCTTCAAGTGATGCCGCCTTACTGGCCAACGACTCCACTGCGCTCTGTCTCTCACGTAAAACTTGCTGCTCATGAAGCGGTGCTAAGCAACCTGCACACACTGTACTAGGTGTTATGGTGCCAAAGAAAAACTCTCCACACTTACTACACTCAGTAACAGCTTCCATCTCAACGCTATGATCAGGGTTGGTCTTGCGAGCTGTGATGATGTCATCGCGCTGCCGAATAAACGGATAGTCGATAGGACCACAGCTTGTAATCACGTTGCCATAGTCAAGAACAAGAGCATACTCCTTGCTAGGTGATGGACGTAGCACACGACCAACTGACTGTACCATCAGCACAGGGCTCTTAGTGGGCCTGAGTATCACGATGGCATCAATGGGCGGGTGATCATATCCAACGGCGACGATGGTAACAAACACAAGATGTCTGCGCTTGCCTGCTTCGAACTCTTCAAGCTCTCTTGAGTAGTCCATCTCAGAGTGACAGATGGCAACCATCTCACCACAAGATGAAAGCATGCGTGCCACTCTCTCACAGTGATCAATAGACACACACTGCCACACAGCCGATCTGCGAGCATGTCTGTTAAGGTGAGTGAGCGCATCAAGCACCTGCAAGTGTAGCTTCTTGTCATCTGCTGCCAGGTGTTCTAGCTCTTGCAGCAGGTAGTCTCCTTGTGATGTAGCAAGTGACTTGGTATCAAAGCGAGCAGCTTCAGATCCTGCCACACTACGAGCAGGCACAAGATACCTCTGAGTAAGTAAGTCCTTCATGTACACTTCATAAGTGATGCGAGAGAAGTGACGAGATGATCCATAGATCTTAGCTGTGGTGGTATACGGCGTGGCTGTAAATCCAATATCTCTGACTCGAGGGTTGATGCTACGAAGATGCTCATACCACTCACCGATGGTGGATGCAGGATCATCAAGCTGCGGAGCAAAGGTGTGCGCTTCATCCCATATCACAAGGTTATATGGTACAGCAGGACGCACATGTATGATGGATAGATATGATGCGATGGTGAGTTGACGAGAGAGCTCTCTTCTTCCAAGTGATCCACAGCAAACACCAACATCAAGACCATGCGCTTGCAACACTCTCTCAAGCTGCTTCACAAGCTGTACTCTGTTGATCATAAACAGTACTCGTAGTGATGGAGTCTTAGCTAAGAACTCTTCAACCAGTGCTGTGAAGGTGAGTGTCTTGCCACTCCCTGTGGGAGCAACAATAAGAAGGCTTCGCTCGTCACGAAGAAGTGCCTCGTTGATCGAGCGAAGAATTAGATTCTGATAACCTCTAAGCTTACCAGTTGCTGAAGTTGCTTGCATGAGCAGCACTATCTGATTTTGACTGTAGCTTGTTGGGACAATCGTTAAAGTATGTCTGTGTTCTTAACTCGCCATCCTTGCCTGTCTTTTCTTTCACCTGCACACTCACAGGCAGTCCTGTTAAGTACGCACACACATCTTGGATAGTGGCAAGCGTTGTAGGAGGGCTAAGCAGCGCTCCAAAGAGAATAGATGAGATAGTGTCTTGAGAAATCTGTTTGGTCTTCTCGTGTTCCATGTTCAAGTCTACAAAATGAAAACCAGGGTGACCTTCAAGCTTTAGTTTAAGCTTAATAGTCTGATGACCGTTCTTGGTCTTACCAACTTCTGCTGATGCAATGTTGCCTAAATATTTTCCAGGTTTAATGGTGTCGTATTTTTTTTCAGGTTTTGTAAAATTAAACATCTTATCTATTCTCCATCTTCTTCATAATGATTGTTAAATTAGGCTCCTCAGGGTTAGCCAAAACCCCGAGACGATCCTTGGCTTGAGTCTTCTTAGTGGTCTTAGTGACAAGAATGCGCTTGTCATCTTCTGCCACCACCATACGAGCAACTAGATCAAAGGCAGGCAAGATAGCATCCTTCACCTTGCGACCACCCACACTAGGAAAATAGCTTGCTAGTCCAGTCTCCTTATCTTCCACATACTCCTCTAGAGCTGTGAAGATCACGGTGTAGTGCTTAAGATCTCTGAAGAACTTAATAAGATCTTGCATAGCTGCTGTGTACTCGCCCCAGAGCTTAAATCCATCACCATGTTTTTCCTTCATGTGACGATGAATGTTCTGAGCAATTTCAGTGAGTGAATCAACAAAGAGCACGTTAAAGCGAGAGGTACACTCAGGAGTTTGAATGTACTGCGTGAACTTTTTAAACTCTTCAAATCTCTCAGCTTCAGATAACAACGCGCCCGCATCATTATAAGCAAGAGGCTTGTAAGCTACCTCCACTCCATCTTTTTGGAGCGATGCAAGACCGCTCTCAGTGTCCAGTACAAGAACCTTCGATGGCTCAGGTAAAGTCTTGATAAGAGAAGTTTTTCCAATCCCAGAGACCCCATAAAACAACATGTACTTGGGCTCTCTCGGCAAATTTAATGTCGAGTGCAGCTTCATATCCTATTCCTTTCTTGATAACGTCTGACGCTACTGTAAAAAAAGTGATAGCTCAAGAGGAGTACTAAAATGTCCATCACACTATGTCAGGGAGTCTTCTCCCAATACGCATGGCAATACTACAAGCTCGGAATGAACATCATGCCAGTGCATGACAGACTGCCGCTTGTGAGTGGCTTCAACCAGCTGTGGGGCGCGAGTCGTCAAACAGAAGAAGAGCTTGAGTACCTCGTTGAAGGCTTCCCACATGCTAACGGTATCGCTGTTGTGTGTGGCAAGTACACAACAGTGCTTGATGTGGATGTGAGTAGGGAAGACACAACACCTGATGTGTATGAAGCGCTCATGGCGCTAGCTCCTCGTACTCCTATGAAGCGCTTCGGCTCTAAAGGCATGGGCTTTGTATACCAAGGAGCCGACTACACAAAGCAAGCTCCTCCTGTTGCTGTTGAACTCTTCGGTCGTGGTGGGTATGTGGTGCTGCCACCGAGCTATCACGATAAGACAGGAGAGCAGTACAGGTGGGTTGATACCACGCTAGAAGAAGTGGAGACACTACCAGTGCTAGAGCTAGCTCAGTGGGAGAAGATAAAGCACTACTGCCTTGTGAACGGCCTTGTGAGAAAGGGAGCCAAGCGTGAGGGTGATCAAGGCTACGGCTCAGAGGGTGGAAGAAACATCGTTCTAACTGCCAAGCTGTGGGCGATGGTGAAAGCTCCCAGCGTGCTCGGTAAGAGCGTCACAGAGCTCGTTAAAGAGATCATGGCCTATGACCTAGATCGCTTCGGTGAGAACTCGTGGTTCCAAGACCCAACAGAAAGAAAGCGCTACACACCCGAACAGTTCGCCCGCAAGTTCGTTGAGCGCTCGCTAAAGAAGGCTCAGCGTGAGCGCAACGTGGTGGTGGTGCCAGATGATCAGTGGCAAGAGCCAGAGAGTGCTGAAGGGTATGAGGGTGGTGGCGAGGGGTATGGTGATGAGCCGAACACTGTAGATGAGATCTCAAGTGACAAGATGCCGAACCTGATACCCAAGGGTGGGATCATGGAAGCAGTAGCGGACTTCATCACAGAGAGCAACGGCTATGAGAACCATGTACTCTCGCTAGTGGGAGCGCTGGGGCTGTGCTCAGTGCTCGCAGGTCATAGGGTGATGGTGGGTAGGTCTCATCCCAACATGTTCATCTTGTGTACTGCTGGGAGTGGTGTGGGTAAGAGCGCACCACAACGTGCGATCCATCAAGCACTCATGCAGAGTGCTAACGGGATAGGGCTACTGGGCTATGACACGTATGCCAGTGTGCAAGCTGTCTCGATGGGTCTTGCTCGTAACCGTTGTCGTATCGATATCATGGATGAGTGTAAGAACCTGTTCATGGCCAACACCACACAAGGAGGACATCTGCGTGGAGTTGATGCTGAGCTGTGCAAGATATGGAGTGCATCAGGTGGGATACTGCCAGCTAAGCCAGCAGTGAACAAGGACTCGTCTCGTCCTGCCATCTGCTGTCCCTACCTGTCGGCTCTGATGTTCTCAACGCCTGCCGCGTTCCATCGCTACTACTCAACCATGCTAGCTGAGGAGGGCTTCGGTTCTCGAGCGCTAGTGCTTGCTGACTTCACGAACCTCAACCAAATCGATAGAGGGCTTGTGGGCTTCGGTCCTAGCACCAAGAGCAGGTACTCAAGCCTCACTGTTGATCAGATCGACTACTGGACCACGATGCCAGTTGAGTACAAGGACGCATCAGGCAACCTCGTAGCATACGATGCCACAGGGGGGATCCCCAGCTGCCACAAGATATCGCTTAGTGCAGCTGCCATGGATATGGCCGAGCAGATGCAGCGTAGCTATGTAGCGCAGGCAGCGGAGGCTGCCGAGGTAGGTCATCCTAATTATGAGCTACAGGCAGCGTATCTTAGAGCGATGGAGCATCACTACAAGCTAATGGGCGCTTGGGTTATCTCCCAAGCAGATGAGGGGTTTGAGCTGGGAGTTGACCAGCTTGATTGGGCCAACAAGGTGTTCGAGTTCTCACTGCTTAGTCTTAAGAGACTTCTTGCCAAGAAGAGTTTGCAGAGTGAGCACGAGGCAAGGATCAATAGGTATAAGGCTTGGGCTCAGGGGAAGAAGGATGTTGAGAAAAGGCGCTTTGTGGAATGGGTCAGAAGGATGCTTGATACTGGGGATAGTAAGGCTATTGCCAACTTCATCAGCATCCTTGAGCAAGAGGAGCTTGGTCACTTTGAAGTTGCCGAACGCGCCGCTCCCAATGGAAAGCATAGAGCTAAGTGGGTTTGTGGCTCATAAGGTCGCATTTCTTGATTTTTCGTGCGACAGTGTATGTGTTTGTATTTGCTAAGGAAATGTCCCAAAGTCGCGAAGTCGCAAGGGTGCCGCTATATATGTGTAAAAGTGAGGAAATTAGAAGATGTTTTTACACGTATACAGCTAAATATATATATATATATATATTCTAATACTAATAACAATAATTCCAATAACTTACATGTCGAAAATCGGTATGCGACTCAATGCGACCGATTAAAAAAAGCTAATGATTGCTGGTACAAACAGTTTGGAAAATGTCGCAAATGGCATTTTTAGGGTGCGACACTGGTTTGGCACGGTTGTTGCAATTAAATGAGGTCGGAAATGTCTATTCCAAGGTACTCGGCAGCGGCTGCGTAGACTAAATCTTTGAGGGTAAGGTTATCGGCTGCGAGTTTGGCCATCAGGGGCTTGCGAAGATCGTTGTTCATTCGGATGTAGACTATGGAAGACTGCTTTGGCTTTTTCTTGGCTTTCACAGTTTCAAGACGAGCGGCAAGAGTGTTTGGTTTACGCGTGGGAGTCATGATCTGTCATCTATGTTGATGTTAAGGTACTCGCTGATGGCAGCAAGGAAGATGTCCTTGTATTTCAGGTTATCGGTTACAAGACGTGCTGTGAGTAGGTCTTTGATGTCCTTGTCTACTCGGATATAGATCACAGCGGCCTTCTTTTGCTTTTTGGTATTCTTAAGCTGCATAAGGCGATCCTTAAATGACACGTCTTTGTTTAAAAATGGACCTTGCGAATCAAGTTTTCGCTCTCTAGAAAGATTGGCTAGCTTTTGAGTTAGCCCGCTTTTAGGGTTTGCCATTATTACCTGCATCTTACAGTAGCAACCTGTAGGTGTCAATTTAAAGACACCTTGTCTAGCCTGTAAGGATGGCGCGCGTAATCATTCTCCTGTGAGTGGTGATCGACCTAATCCTGAGTCTTGTAGATAGCGGTAACACTTGGGGTTGCTAGCTTGGAGTGCGCGTCTGAAGCTCAGAGCTTGTCCATAGTCACCGTGTGTTGTCTCGTTTTGCATGATGAGTGTGAATGCACTGGTAATGGCTTGATATGACTGTAGATTGTGCCAACATGGTGTTGGGTGTGCCTTTAGTTCGGCGTCTGTTTTCTCTATCTGTTCTTGCTCAGCTGCCTGTTCTTCTTCACTTGGTTCTGTAGCTAGTTGTCTGACGGCTATGACGTTAGCAGGACTTTGGCAACTGGTGATTAAAAGAGCGGTAAGGGTTGCAGTTAAATATGTTTTCATAGTCACAATCTCCTTTAAGCCGTTTTCTTACGCGGTAAGGATCGCGCGCGAAAAGCTTTTAATATATCGGCCTTTTTCTCGTCAGCTTGAACTAGCCTAACGTATCGCATTGTGTTCTCAATCTTCTTATGCCCTAGCAGCTCTTGGACAAGCACAACGTCTCGACCTACGTCTTGGTACAGACGAACAGCAAAAGACGCCCTAAGGCCGTGTAGCGAACAGTGGCTAAGGCCTAGACCTAAGACCTTGATTCGGATCTTCGCCCAATGGCGCCTTAATAACGCCTTAAAGGAGTCTGCCTGATATATCTGCCATGGCATAATACCTAACCTAAGCCCTCTCTCAAGAGCGAACAGGCAACCCTTGTCAACTGGCACAACTCGATCCTTAGATCCCTTAGCAGCGTGTATAGCTAGCATCGCTCTTGTCACGTCTACATCTGCTAGCGTTACATGAGTTAACTCGTGACCTCTCATGCCGGATCTGATAAGCAGCTCGCAACATAAGGCCCACTCGTTGTCTCGCTCAAGGCTTAACGCTGCTAGCGCCATTGTTAGTTGCTCGTGTGTTAGGTGACGTGGCATCATAACTCACCTTTGGCTTTTCGAATAGCGTCTTTAACTTTACGAATTGCATCCTTTGAATGTTTAATAAATTCGTTTTCGGGCAGCTCTCTAGATATATGCTCAAGCGCCTCAAGAAGATCAGGCGCTGCGGCTATTAGGCGAGCGTTTGCTTCAAATCTTGGTCCATGAACTTGAACACGGTCTGAATTCGCGTCACATAATTCGGCTATATAAACTCCGCGTGGTCCACGAATGAAGTCTGAAACGTCGTCTAGTTTCCAAGGTCCGGGCGTGTGTTTTGTGTTTTTCATTTTAAGACGCCTTTCGTTTTGATTTTTTGTTTTTAGGTAGATCCATGAAAAATATAGTTGCTTCGTTTTGTAAACCAAACCAATAATTTTCTAAATTCTGTTGTCTGTACTCTTCTTTAATTTTCTTCGTGTTGTATTTATTGAATTCGTCTCTGAAATTGTTAATAGCTAAAGTGGTCTGCTCATTTTTTACAAGCATTGTGCTATTTTTGAAATCAATGATGTAATGCCCATTTTCTTCTATCCATGAAAATGCATCAGGTGATTCTTGAATCTCAGGCCTAAATTCCATTTTATTAAGGAATGCTAAAAATTCTTCTATACCTATTTTCCTGTAATTTTTTTGGTTTATTTCGAAAGCTGTCTTAACGATGGGCAAGTAAGAATCTAAGCCGCCATTCCAATGCTGATATATTACAATTGATTTATTTTCGTCTATTAATGTTACATAAACTCTATTTCCCATATTAAAAAATCTCCTTAACCTTTTTCAAAGCCTTAGCTAGTTTGGTTTTTAGTTCGGTATTGTTTTTCCATTCGATATTCACAACTTTCACATCTTCAGTTTCCATCCTGAAGCCACAATTCCTATAAACAGCGCCGCTAGATCGATGGTATGGTGATTCCCAATTGATAACACTTGAAACTTCTGCTGAATGTTTCCCATTTTCACTGCCGTTGTACATCACTCGAATTTGAAGCATTATTGTGTCGTCATTCATTGACTCGAGTTCAAATTCAGAAAGTTTTTCTGCTAGATAACTTTGTTTTAATTCGTAAAGATCATGGTAGTTAACTTGATCTTCATTGATTTCAAGAGCGCCTAATTCAGCGGCATATTGATCGATAAAATTTTCCTTGGCAGATTCAAGACTGTATTCAACTGATTTATCTAAATGTTTATTGGCAAGTTTTGAGGAGTACCTTAAGCCACTACCCCAATAAGAGCTAAGGAAATCAAAAGTGGTAGCTGTAAAACCGCCGAAATTTTCAGAGTCTCGAATGAAACCGTCTCTTGAATGACATTCAATTTCTTCTAGGTTGGGATGCATATCGTCGCTGATATTTTCGCTAGCTTCTTCTAGCATCTCTTTAATAATAGATTGAAGCTCGGGCTGTTCTTCTAGAAATTGTGAGTATGTTGTTTTTAAATTTGTTCGCATAAAATCTCCTTTGTTAGTTCAATATTTCTTCAAGCCATTGAGTGATTTGTTTCCATGTACGCCCCATTTCTTTAGCGGCAATAATGTTGTCTCTTAAGAACAAGTAATCAGGCTCGTTTGATCCAATGCCGTATTGACTTAGAAGCTTGTGAGCTTTGTTCGCTATTTGATCTCTGTTCATACATATTCCTTTTTTATTTATTTAATTTCTTAAAGACTAACCAAAGTGAATACAGTCACACTCACGAAGAGCGTTAACATGGTCCACGCTGTAAACTGTTCGATAATGTATTGTGTTGTTAGTTTGTTATTTGTTCTCATATAAGAAGTTAGTTGCAGTGAATGTGCCAAAGGTGAACAGTTGAATTTATTGAGTTGACATAAACAGAATTTGTTTACTAGTTAGTCAAAAGTTTTATAGCAATTAAACATTGCTTGATTTAGCTAGCAGTTTTAGCTAGCTAGCATTGCGTATAACTTGTGAGCAGTGTGAATGAGTTCAACATTTCGACGCGCTGCTATATAACACCGCTAGCAAAAGCCGCTTATATATAATGCTAGCTCAATTCAAAAACTAAAATCGAAATTCAAAAACCAAAATCAATTTAAAATTCAAAACTTAACGGATTCAAGTATAGCCACAAGCGAACGCATTCATCAATGATATCAACTATTTGCGCTGATTGTTAAGGTTTAGTTAAGGCCGAGCACAGTTAGTTCGACTATGGGGGGGTGGGGGTCTAGCTTTACCAGTACTGGTATGTCCACCCCATCCACATGCTAGCAAATCCCATAACACACCCTGGCAATCTATTGACACTCAAGCTAGCACAACTTACGACCTTGAAAATGAATTACAAAGACAGATTTCAATCCCAAACAACAGTGCGCCTACTCCAAAAAGCAGAAGTAGAAAAACGAGGCGCCTTCTTAGCAGGCGCAGCTTGGGCCTTCGAGCTTCTTGATAAGAAGCATCCCGAGCTTAATCTGCAAGCGATACTCCCCCAATACCTAGAGGAGGCGGCAAAAGATGTTCCCGCAGACGCAAATCAACCAGCCAGCAATATCATCGTATAGCCCCTACACACCCTTATTCGCAGAGCTAGCGCGTGTGATGTGTATCATGAAGCGCACACAGATCGAGCCACCTCGTTACATGATCTTTGTCACCTCACGCTTTATGACGCTGTTCCCGTATCTACTGCGGGACTTCAACTTGTACCTAGTGGAACAGGGGCTACCCATAGCCAACATCAGCATCCTGCCTACTGTAGAGGATGCCAAGGCGATGATGATGCCTGATAACTGGCCACCGTATAAGTACGACAGGGTGTTATGGCTACGTCGTAACGCAAGGGACTTAGGCTATGTATACCTCTGATGAGCAGCCAGCCTGCCAGCGGGTGAACATCAACATGCCCATGGCTCATACGCGCAACAGCTTGTACGAGCTGATCAACAACTACACAGATGCGCAGAAGGGTTCCACAGATGGCACAGGCCATGCATTGTACCTAGCGCTACAAGCCTTCAACCACATGGCATGTCCCTCTGTGGTACTCAGGCTGTTGCTGCTACTTGAAGACTACGAACAAGAGCTATCAGAGCTCAGGGGGAGATCATAAGGATATGACAGACATAGAACTACACTTGGCAACAGTACAAGGACTCATCGATGAGATCATGGCGCGCCTACCACCCGAGGCTACGCGTGATGTTGTGATCGAGCTACTCCAAGAGCTAGCAGATGAGACAGAAGAGGTTGAGGTGTTTGAGTGAGCTCGGTTAGTGGACTGAAGACGCTTGCGCAACTCTGGCAAGAGAACGGCGAGAAACCGTTTTGGGCTACCTTCATAGACTCTAGATACGGGACTCAATACTTCTACTGTATGGGCAAGAACCCGGTGTGTAATGGGTATGCTGTTGGAGTAAACAACAACGGGTTCACGCTGCTCCACGGTGCTGACACGTGTGTGTGGAGTTTCTGCGAAGACCCGACCAAGCCTAAGCCTAAGATGCGGATTTGGTTAGACACCAACACGCAAATCCTTGCCTATAGCTACAAGGTTCCGTGCGTGAACTTCCGTGACGGATGGAAAGACGTCACCGATGAGATTCGAGCCCTTCTGAAAGGCGACGATGAATAAAATAAAAATGTTTGAAATAAGTCCAAAACTAAAAAAGAGTGTAGACGTAAGGCTTCCGTTTGACAGAAGACACGCAGATACAAAGCAAAACTATGGGGTTCATGGTTTAGATATTTGGTTTTTATTAAAAGGCGACAAGGGAGCAGTTCAATTTGCCTGCACCTTTAATTGTTATTTACCAAGCGTAGATTTTTCTAGTTGGTCAAAGATGTCTAGACATGAAGTTGGCAGAATGAACGGCATGGATGTTGGGTATCATGCGTTAGAACCTCAATTTGAAGGACATGAACCTATGGGACCATGCCAACATTTAGATGGAAAAACCTGCTATTACGATGGATCTTCTTTAAGATCCGACGACTGGGCAGACGAAATTTTTAGCACTGTTGGCGAACCGCCTGAAAACACCCTTTGGCGAAAATTACAGGAAGAATACATAGAAAGATTTGGTGAGCCGTGAATCTGCAACACCTCAAAGCCCTATGCGAGAAAGCTAATTTTGGATTTGAATTTCAAGATACTTTCACGCCTGAGTTCTGTCTAAAACTCCTTTCTATTATCGAAATTCAAGGGAAGACGCTTGAGTTTTATGCAAATGAAGAAAACTGGCATCGAAAAACACTCTACGAAAAACATTTTAAAGGAATGGAACCGGATATTGCCAATAAGATTTCAATGCTAGACCTATCTCGTCTTAGGGGTGGAGAGGGTCATTGGTTTAAAGTAGCAGGCGCAAAAGCACGTGAAGCCCTCGCCCAAATCGAGCGGATTGGAAAAGGTAATGCGAATACTTAAAGTCGATTGGATAGACGCTTGTACTCGCGGCGGTTGGGGCACAATCGAATACGCTAAAACAGAAAAACCCGTTTCTGTAGCGACTGTTGGCTTTGAAATAATAAACAACAAAACCGAAATTGTGTTAGCACAAGGAGTTTCGTCGGATTCAGTTTTAAATATTACAGCCATTCCTAAAGCATGGGTGAAAAAAATAATCGTATTGCAAAAAACTAAAAAACAACCCCCAACGCGCAAAGGATGAGCATGAAAGAACCTAAATCTACAGACGAAGCTGGCAGAGCCCTAGTAATAACTTTAGAGAAACTTGCCAAAGCCAAGATGCCCGATGCAATTCCTTCTAATTCTGAGGAATCTTGGGTTGAAGGTTTTGTTTACGGTTATTCAGAGAAGTTTGAAGAAGCCCTCTCTTCGGGGCCGAGTGAAGACCCATACAGCAACTTACAAAACTATGAAGAAGAACCATACGAATTTTTATTGGAGCAAGAGAGAGATTCATATAAAAAACTCGCCGAACAATGGCAAGCCGATTACGACAGGCTTAAGGCTAAGCATGAGCCATTGGTAGCCATTACGTCCAATACCCCCAAGCTCGACGAGAAAGAATTGGAGGATGCGGCACAAGCAGACGACCTATGTAACACTGAAACAATGGAAACATTTAAACGCGGGGCACGATGGGCTTGGGGTAGGAAATGAACCTATCTATTAAGAATGTCCAAGATTTTTTAGGAAGTAATTGGCAATTAGATGAGTTTCCCACGCCAGTTATGGATGAATATAGCTTTAGACTTTCCACAAGATTTTTAATTAAAGGAGAGATGGGACCAAAGACAATTTCAGAGGCAATACTTAAAGCCTTAGAAAGTTGTCCTATGTTAGCCGAGCGCCTTACTGAAATTGAGACTGTCAAAGGAGCATTTCGAGAATATATGGCAGAAGCCAAGGCAACGATAGAAGAACTCAGGCGCTATGAAAGTTACTACAAACTTCATAAAGAATTGCTTCTCGCAAAGAGTGAATCTAAATGAACCCTTTACACTTGGCACTCACTTTGGCGTCCTGTGTGCCAACTGTAACCCAAGCCACAGAGCTAAAACCAAACATGACATTTTCCTACTTCAAAAACTACAACAAAGAAGTTGTTTTCTTGGATCTGTTCGATACGAAGACGCTTCCCAAGAATCAATTTGCCGTGGCGTACATTGCAACAACTTATGAACGCTGGCGGCCTGACGCTAAAGATTTTCCAATTGATATTATCGGCAATCCTATTAAAGGCTGGGATAAAGAGTTTTGGACTGATTACCGATCTAAAAAACTCCGTGAAATTATCCTAAAAAGAATTATGCTCGCAAAAGAAAAAGGTTTTAATGCAGTAGATTTTGACAACGTAGATGGCCATTTAAATGATTCAGGTTTTAAGTTGACCAAAGATGACCAACTCGATTTTGTTAAGTTTCTTTCCGAGAAAGTTCATGCAAGAGGAATGAAAATCGGCCTTAAAAACTCAGCCGAAACAGCCTCATCACTAAAACCCTATTTTGATTTTGTCGTGATTGAAGAGTGCGAGAAATACAAAGAGTGCGGCAAGTATTCTTCTTTTCAAATTCAATTCCCAATTGAGTACACCGCAAAATCGGATGCTTTATGTAAAAAACATCCGAACATAGTGTTCGGCAATAAGGATTTATCTAAGCAGGAGTTTTGTAGATGAAACCCGATTATCTCAACGTCCATCTAACAGCTAAAGAGTTGGCAAAAAGACTTCGCAAGTCCGAAAGCAGACTAGCGGCCATGAGGCTTGATGGCAGTGGACCTAGGTATATCCCTGGTCGCCCCGTGCTCTATCCTGTCCATGAAGTGGAGAAGTGGGAGGCTGCTCAACTTGTGCGCTCTGGGTCAGAACACCGTGCTACCCCTGTGCTACCCAGCGTATACTCTGGACTTTCTCGGAAGATTCTAAGTACTTGATTTAAATGGCGCGCCCGGCAGGAATCGAACCTACGACCACCTGATTAGAAAGCTAAAAAAGGGGTATTTATTACATACCACAACTTGCTAAGTTATTATTTTATTTACCTATAGCAACCCGTCCTATTGCATTGTTTCTAGTAGTCTTGCTACCCCTGTGCTCAATGAAATTAGATCAAATTGAGGCAGCAATGCCTGGAAATGTCTTGTGGGACAACGTGGTTAAAGGTCTTCATTTGCGCGTGAGATCTAGTGGGCAGAAGTTTTTTGCGCTCTATTATCGTACCAGAACTGGCATACAGAGGCGGCCTAAGATTGGGCGTTTTGGTGATATCACTCTTGCTGATGCGAGAAGACGCGCTAAGGCCATCTTGGATTTGGTAGCAGCCGGGCAAGATCCTTCAGGTGATTGGCAGCTTGGCAGACAAGAGATGACGCTAGGTGATTTTTTTTATTGGGTGCATGAGAACTACTACTCAACTGAGCGCTTTCATCTCTCTGGTTACTCGCGTGATGTGAAGCTTCTGTGGGAGAAGCATCTTAAGGATACGTTTGCGCACTTTAAGTTAAACCAGCTTCAGGTTTCTGATGTGACCAGTTGGCACGCAAGACTTCGATCTGCTCCAACAACAGCCAATAGATCGCTTAGTGTGTTGTCTAAGCTTTTGAACATGGCAGAAGAAAAGCAGCTACGGCCACTTGGCTCAAACCCTTGTCGTGTGGTGAGACATTATCCTGAAAGATCTAGAAGGCGTTTTGCAACTGAGACTGAGATGCGTGCGATTGCAGTGATTCTTGAAAGAGAATGGCCGCACCATCCAAACGGAGTGGCTTTTTTGTGGGCGCTTTTGTTTACTGGTTCGCGTCCTCGCGCACTTGAGCGAGCGATGTGGGAAGATTTAACGATTCATTATGCCGCAGATGGTAAGCGATATGGAGTGCTTTCGTTTAACGGCAAGAGTACAGCCACAACAGGTCGAGTTGAAGAGGTTGTTTTCCCTGATCGACTGCTTTGTATGATCGAGAGTCTTCCTCGCAGGACAACGGGACTTATTTTCAATACTCACATGCCACACAAGCTATGGCGCAAGATAAGAGAAGAGATCGGTGCTCCTGATCTGTGGGCGAGGGACTTAAGAAGGACTTTTGCCACTGTCGGCCTCTCAAGTGGTGTGGCAGTAGGGCAGATCGGAGAGCTTCTTAACCACAGCTCAAGTCAGACCACGAAGATTTACGCTAAGCTAAGCAGTCAGAGCAGAGTGCAGGCTGCGACACGCATTGCCAAGGCAATTGAGGAGATTACTGCTAGTATCGGCTAGCATGAAAAGCTTACTTTTATTGCTAGCAACCGCATGTACAACTCTTGAGACCACAGTCACCACACCTAGAGTAGATAGGGATATGGTGTTTGCTGTTGTGGAAGCATCAAGCTGCAAGAGCCGCAGATGGAAGGAGAGAGGATCTGCTCCTATTGGATACATTAAAGGCATGGCACTTCTTTATGCTAAGCACTACTGCACACCTGGAGAGACAACTGCGCACTTTAACCATGCTCGTGTGGACACGATTCAAGATGTTCTTAGTATCTACAACAAGCAGACTATGCGCGATCTTTTCACACTTGCTCTGAGCGCCGGTATGTATGAATCAAGTGGGAAATACTTTTGTGGGCGCGATATGAGTGCGAATTTTTCATCTCAAGATGGAGCTGAAGCAGGCTTGTTTCAGACATCCTACAACGCCACCTATGCTGACGCGTACATGAAGACTTTGGTTGATTACAAGGACGAGTGTTTATTGGATGTGTTTTCTGAAGGTGTTCGCGCTCCTGATGCGGGTAACTTAAAGAACTGGGGTGATCCATCGAGCGCTGGGTATAAGTACCAAGCCAAGAGTAAGAGCTGTCCTGCTATGCACACTGAGTTTTCACTTATTGCTATGAGAAAGCTTAATCGGCACTTCGGACCTTCACGCTCTGGCAAGCTTGAGTTTGCAGCGGAGTGTGAAAAAATGCTCGCTGATATCGAATCAACTTGTAAGTGATATAATCTAACTAACTGCTAGCTTTTGTGCTAGCTATTGGGGGGATTATGGGAAAATTTCTAGTTATTACTTTGCTTGCTTTATCAGCTTGTAAGCCTTGTGACTTGCTTGGCACATGCTCATCTGGTGGAGGATCACCTGCGCCTGCTCCTAAGGAGCGCGAGGAAG